AGGCTATTGCTCGCTTACGCTCATTGTGTTTAATCAGGCAGCCATTGACTACGAGATAAACGACACCTTGTCAGTCGAGGTGCAGGACACATCGGCCGTCTATAAACCTATCTTTGGCGGCTCAATCGTGGACATAGCTGTAAGCGTGTCAGAGGTCGGCTCAAGCGCGTACACGCAAGAGGTGACAATTACTGCCTTGGGCGCTTTGGCGCGGCTGCAAAAGGCTTTAACAGACGGCGTTTTAACACAGGATTTCGACGGCAATCAAATAGAGATAATTCTGCGTCAAGTGCTCTTTGCGCAATGGCAGCAAGTACCGGCGGCTTTGACATGGGCGACTTATGATCCAACAGTTACCTGGGCCAATGCTGAAAACACAGGCTTGGGCGAGATAGACACGCCTGGCAATTATGAGCTGGCACAGCGCTCTTCATCACGAACTGTTATTTATGACCTGGTGGCGGCTTTGGCCACGTCCGGATTGGGCTACATATACGAGGACGCCAACGGCCTTATTGGCTATGCGGACTCAACACATAGAACCACCTACTTGTCCGCTAATGGCTACACGGATCTCACAGCAAATCATGCGCTAGGTCAGGGCATAACAATAAAAACTAGGGCTGGCGACGTGCGCAATGACGTCACGATTAAATATGGCATTAGCAGCGGTAGCGAAGTCAGCGATACAGACGCAACTTCAATTTATGAGTATGGAGAATTAGCTCAAATCATTACGACTACTATAAAACATAAGGCAGACGCGGAGGATCAGGCCGCGTTTTACCTTGCACTTCGAGCCTATCCACAAGCTAACTTTGACCAAATCACCTATGCTCTCACTAATCCCGAGCTAGACAATGGCGATCGAGACAGTCTCATAAACGTGTTTATGGGTCAGCCAATAGCCTTAAATGACTTGCCGCTTAATATGGCCGCCGGTACGTTTCAAGGCTTCGTCGAGGGCTTTACCTTTAGGGCCAGCTATAATGAGCTAGCAGTAACTTTGCTCATGTCACCTTTGGCATATTCCCTTCAGGCTATGCGCTGGAATGACGTGCCAATCAACGAAACTTGGGCAAGCGTGTCTCCTATTTTGACGTGGGAATATGCAACAATCGTGTCATAACCTGAAAGGAAAATAATGGCTAATCCAACAACCTACTTCGGCTGGGTCATGCCGACTTCAACCGATCTAGTCACCGACCTACCGGCTGACTTTAACATTTTTGGTCAAGGCGTAGATACGTCATTGCAGGGTCTATTGGGCGGCACAACTGGTCAAGTGCTATCTAAAACTTCTAACACAAACATGGCATTTACATGGATTGAGCAGGACGACACAACTTTATCTTTTAACGCACAAACTGGCACAACTTATACTTTAGTGGCAGCTGACCTTGGTAAATTAGTCACACTGTCAAATGCTTCCGGAATTACTTTAACAGTCCCGCCATCAGTATTTGCCGCAGGCAACATAATCAACATTCAGCAGTTAGGAGCAGGTCAAGTGACTTTGGCTCAAGGCGCAGGAGTCACAATTACATCAACAGGTGCAACTGTGTCAGCTCCAAAATTAAGCAAGCAATATGCAGCGGCAACAATTATTTGCACAGCTTCAAACACCTTTACAGTAATTGGCAACCTTGCATAATGGGTCTAATTCTTGGAATTGTCGCGAGTTCTGCGCCAACTGGAATTCCTGTTGACTATCTTTTAGTTGCAGGCGGTGGCGGCGGCGGAGGTACAGGATCAGGCGCAGGCGGTGGCGGCGGTGCAGGTGGATTTTTAACTGCAACGGCTTTTCAACTTGGAGGAACTTTTACAGTAACAATTGGAGCCGGCGGCGCTACAGGTGCAAATGGAAGCAACTCTGTCATTTCTACTTTAACTTCTACTGGTGGCGGCAGAGGCGCAGGGAATGCAGGTGCAGCTAATACTGGCGGTTCAGGTGGTGGAGGTTCAGGTTCAGACGATGCCACTGGCGCGGCAGGTACAAGCGGACAAGGCTTCGCCGGTGGAACAGCAAATCAAGTAGGTGGTTCTCGCGCAGGCGGTGGCGGTGGCGGTGCTTCAGCCGTAGGTCAAACTACAACATCAGCAAATGGCGGCAATGGTGGAGCAGGGACAGCTTCTTCTTATTCAAGCGCCAGCGTCAATTATGCAGGCGGTGGTGGCGGCGGTTCACAAGCTGGATCAGGTGGAACGGCAAGCTTTGGCGGAGGCGCAGGTGGCGCAGCTGGAAGCGGAACAGCTGGAACAGCTAACACAGGCGGTGGCGGCGGCGGAGGTACAGGCGGATCAGGTGGAACCGGTGGATCAGGAATTGCCATTATCCGTTATTCAGACACTCTTCCGGATTTAACATCAATTGCAGGTGGATTGACTTATACACGAACAGTCACAGGCGGCTACAAAATTTATAAATTTACAGCAGGAACAGGATCGGTAACTGTCTAATGGCACACTACGCGTTTTTAAACAGTGAAAACATTGTCACAGAAGTAATCACAGGCATAGACGAAACACAGCTAATTGAAGGTATAGACACAGAAACTTGGTACGCAAATTTTAGAGGCCAAGCCTGTAAGCGTACTTCATACAATGGCAACATACGCTATAACTACGCTGGAATTGGATTTACTTATGATGCAATTGACAATGCTTTTATAGCGCCAATGCCTGAATGTGGTCATGAAGAGTTATTGCTCAATAATTTAAAGCGTTGGGAATGTGCAAATGCCGAACACGTTATATCCTAACGGCACAGCCGCAGCTGTAATTCAAGTGGCGCTCGCCGAAGTTGGCACAGTAGAAAAGGGCGAGAACCTTACAAAATACGGCAAATTTACAAAGGCCGACGGGCTGCCATGGTGCGGTTCTTTTGTGAACTGGTGCGCCAATGAAGCTGGCGTCAAGATTCCAAGCATGGTCAGCACAGCTGCCGGCGCACAGAAAATGAAGGATCTCGGGCGCTGGACTGAAGTGCCAAAGCTGGGCGACTTTTGCTTCATGGACTTTCCGCATGACGGCGTAGATCGAGTAAGCCATATTGGGATTGTCGTCAAGGTTGGCCTCAAAAGCGTTTTGTGTATCGAAGGCAATACGTCAGGCAATGGCGATCAGCGCAACGGCGGAATGGTCATGATTAAGGAGCGATTCCTAGGCAAAGAAATAGTCGGTTTTGGTCGTCCAAAGTACGTTGAATATGCCGGAGAATTCCCTGTAGTAGAGCTACCAAAGGCCACTACTAAGGAGAAAAAACGATGAAAGAATTGAAGCCAATGCTGGCAAGTTATGCCAGGTCATTCATTGCGGCAAGTCTTGCGGTCTACATGGCCGGCGTAACAGATCCAAAGGCGATTTTGTCAGCTGGCGTTGCAGCTATTTTGCCAGTACTTATGCGCTGGTTAAATCCTAATGACAAGGTTTATGGTCGCAAGTGACAATCGGAGAATGGACGGCCGTAATTGGTTTAGTCCTAGCAATTCTTACTGCCGTCTATTCATCGATGCGCTTTATGGTCAAGTCAATAATGCGAGAGCTTACGCCGAATAGTGGCAAAAGCCTCAAGGATCAAGTCTCAAGAATTGAACAGAGGCTTGACCAGCTCATTTTAGAAATGGCCTTTCAGTCTAAAAAGGACTAACGACACGCCCAAAATTACGCCTAATCCTTGATTTTGTCGGGGCTTGCCGTCATGCTTTTATCAGCGGCAACGACAAGGTCGCTACGGGAGCAATATGTACAGCATGGGCGAAGTATTTATGTGGGCCATGATTGGCCTAATTTTAGGCTACACAGTGGGCTATACAGTAGGACTCAAAGAAGGTAATCGGGTCGGCTTTGTACGCGGCAAGATTTCAGCTGGCAAGTGGGCAAACCGATCATGAGTTTCTTGGACAATTACGAGACAGTCAATCAAAAAGTTATTCGGCTACACGCCACCTATCCGACAAACCGAATTGAAACTTCAATCATCGACTGGAATGCGGAAAAGGGCTTTATCCTTATTGAGTGTCGGATTTATCGCCGCTATGAAGATGAAAAGCCTGCCGCTATTGACTACGCACATGGCATGGTCGGGGCATATAACGTCCAAATGAAACGCTGGTATGTCGAGGACACAGTCAGCTCTGCCATAGGCAGGTGTTGCAGCGTGGTTTTAGGCACAGAAACAAAGCCGAGCCTAGAAAGTATGGAGCAAGTCGAGCACATGCCAAAGGCATTTGTGGAAGAGGATCCATGGTCTAAGCCAATCTGGGAAGAGGGCTTCACAACAGCCAAAACAGCGGTGCAAGAAATCGAGGCAACACTAGGCGGCGTTCAGGTAGCAGCTGCGCCAATCTGCCCACATGGTCACATGATCTGGCGCTCTGGAGATAAGGGCGGCAAGGCCTGGGGCGGCTATATGTGCGTTGAGAAAAGCAAGCCTAAGCAATGTCCGCCGCGCTGGTATGTACTGGCGTCAGACGGCCAGTGGAAGCCACAGGTGTAGCCATGGGCGACTTCGAGATGATTAATTTAAGCACAGGCGACCGCTTGCGGATTGATAAGGACGGCACAGAGCTGCGAGACGAGGTCAGTCCACCTGCAGTTGAATGGTGTGACAGAGGCCAGCACTATGCAGCAAAATTAGGCGGACGTGATGAAGGCGGCATTTTGTGGGTCTGCCTGGAATGTGGCCGCAATTGATCCGCATGACGATTAGCGAAGCCGATGAATGGGCAATACATAATCGGGCAGCGTCGGTCATATTCTCTATGAGCGATCTAAGCGATATTGAGCGATACAACACGAAGCTGAATAACTATGAGCGCGTCACAGAGTATGCAGAATCTTTAGGCGCTGAAATGGTTGTAGCGCGCTACTTTGGCCTGGATTATGACGTCAACATATCGCAGGGCAAGCGCAATGCCGACGTTGGCAAAGGCATAGAAGTTAAGTGGACAAGCTACATAAATGGATCGTTGATTATCTATCCGAATGACAGAGTAGACGACGTTGCAGTGCTGGTCGTAGGTCGATCACCGGATTATCACATAGCAGGCTGGCTGCCGGTCAAAATGGCTATGCAAAAGCAATTCAAAAATAGTCAACAGGAATCCTGGTGGGTCGGTCAGGCTAGCCTTAATCCAATAGGTGATTTAGTTAGGAGCAGCTATGCAGCAACTCATATTTGACTGTTCTATTTGCGCCAAAATTTCAGGCGACGGGCGCAGAATGCACTTACTTACAAAAGGGCCAGAGTTAACGCTCCATGAGTGGTTCAGCCAATGTTCAGGCTGCGGCACATTCGGCGTGAAATTAGTCGATGAATCATTGGTGACTGGCCTTGATTAATCGATTGGATTTGGATTTTGGCCACAATGAAATTGATCATGGCACGTCTGACGATTACTACACGCCGCCATTTATCTTTGAAGCTTTAGGGCTTACCTATGACATGGATGTATGTTCGCCGCCTAATGGCTCACCATGGATACCGGCTAGACGCTTTCTAAGCCTTATAGACGACGGATTAGCTACTGATTGGATTGGTCGAGTATGGATGAATCCGCCGTATTCCAAGCCAACTCCATGGATTGATAAATGGCTACAACATGGCAATGGGATCGGCTTAGTTGCTTCATCGCGATCAGCTTCATTTAATAGATTATGGGAATGCGAAGATGTGGCATTTCTCCTTTTACCTGGCACATTAAAATTTATGAAGCCCAATGGAGAAAGCCGAGGAATATTCATGCCCACCGCATTAATAGGAATCGGCGCAGAAAACATTCAAGCCATGCGTCAAAGCCAATTAGGTTGTCTTAGATGAATAGTTAT